TTCCTTAACATGTTCATCAGGTTTCCAATTCTTAATAGTAATACAACTTCTTACAATTTCAGCCTCTTTTTCATCAGGGTCTAGTATCTCTGAAAAGTCTGATTTATAATCTGCTATAAAGTATATATAGGATAACTCCTCAATAGCCTTTGATTTATCTTTGGACTTATCCCTATCCCATATCTTCTTGAAAACTCCTATAGCGTATGCTTCAGGTTGTATTTCAAGTTTGTAATCCTTCATCTGAAATAGGTTCATTTCGTAATCTATTATTTAACTTCTCCATTTGCTTTTTTCTACCTTCTGTACAGAAGAATATACCAAAGTTTCTTAACCTTATAGCAGGAAAGTGGTTAGTCTCCCTATCCACTTCATTAGTCATACAATACCTAACAAACTCAAAATGAGCATCTATTATCTTATCTACCTCTGCTAAGGTTAGCTTCTCATCTTCAGCTATTTGCTTCTTTAGAAACTTTGTCTTTAGGTGCTTCATCTATAATTATCATTTCAAATACTCTTAACCAGATTTCTCTCTCATCTTTACTAAACATATTTCTAAATCCTGCTTTAGTAACTTCCTTCTTAATTTTAACTAAGGAATTCATAAAGGGAGTAATCTCATCTACTCCCTCATCCCTATCATGCACCAAGTAAAAATGTAACTCTTTAATATCCTTATAGAATATCTCCATCAGATTCTTGTTTAATATCAATGATTAAATCTCTTTCTAACAATCATTCCTCATAGTGCTCATCACAGAGAGGAATAGATTGTCCTCCTTCTTCAACTCAATGTTTAGCTAATTTCTTTCTACTTCTCTCTAGAAGTTCACATTGAATACAATGATTGTTTGATTTCATAACTATTTAATATGTAACATTTGTAAAACTTTCTTTAACTTCTAATTTCCATTTATATCCTCCAGCAGTGTATTTAGTATTCTTCAAACATTTTGAAATGGCACTCATCTTTAAATTAATACTAGAGGCGGCTTCTGTAATACTATTCATACCCCAGAAATCTTAAAAGTTTTACAAATTCTGTTTTATTCTTCACACTTCCTTCAAAAAATTTTTCAAATTCTTCATTTCCAGTTAAAAGATATTCTACTTTTAACCATTCAGTAAGAGGATTAAAGAATATTCTAATCTTGTGGACGTATACTCCTATTAACCAATTCGGTCTAAAATTCACATCTTTTAAAAAAATATAAGAACCTCCTAATTTAGGTTTTATATTTAAAACCTCTTCTATATCACTAGCATCTAGGTATTTAACTCTAACTTGATCTTCTATAGTTAAAAAATTACCAGGATGAGGAGTTATTCTAAGAAAAGCATTATATTCTCTCCTCTCTTCATCATATGGATATAAACAACCTATAAAATCATTACCTGTATAAATTCTCTTCTCCCAAAAGTTAGACTTTGCTACTTCCTTATATCTTAAAGGAGAATAAAAGTATTCATATTCAAACCCAATATAAAATTCTTCTAAAGAAGGAGTATAATATTTTGCTTCCATTATAAATTAATTGAATAATTTGCTATTTGCCCTTTACCATTATTAAATATTGTAGCTTCCATAGTTCTAGGAACTCCTATAAACATGTTATCTCCATGCCAAGAATCTGTAATACTAGTACTTCTTAAGAATTGCACTGTACAACCTGGATTATCTTTAGTCCTGAAGAACTTAAACTCTTGTTTATGATGTACATCTCCAAGAAAGAAAGTTCTATATTTTGTATCCCCCCATAACTTAGGATTTTCTGTAGCCATGATTAAAGGAAGTTTGTCAATATTCTTTTTCTCTAAATCACCATGTCCAAATCCAAATAGGTTATCTTCATACTGAATATACTTTCTTGCTCTACTAGTATTATTAATAGTTACATTCTCATTATTCCAATATAATGTTTCTAGGCATACTCCAAGATAGAATTCTGCATCTACAGAGTGATTACCGTATATAATAGGAACATATACTTTACCAAATTGTCCTAGAATGTCTATAAAGGTTCTAATTAATCCCAATCCTTCTCTAAATATCATTTCGTGAGTAACCATTGGGTCCTGTGGAGTACCTTTTTTAGTAGTTTTCATAAACCCATTAGTTGTAAATAGGTCATTTCCTACAGGTAGTATAAAGAAATCAGGTTTATGTGTAAGTACTGAACCTATAAGTTGCTTAAATCCTTCTTCTAATTCTGTTACTAAATCTTCTACAGCTTCTGAACCTCCATTAGGATTCTGTACATTTCTCTTATCTAAATGAATATCATAGATATTTATGACAGCACACCCATTAGTAGGCTCTATTCTCTTTGTAATTTCTACAGGTTTTACCTCTTTTCTAGCCTCATCTATAAGAGCTTTAAACTGCTGTTCAGGATTAAATTGAGGATTCTTAGCATGTACACTAAAATGTTTTCCCTTATACCAGAAGTGATTAACATCTGATTCAGGAATTTGATTTTCCTCCAATAACTCTTGTAGTGGGGATTTAATTATATTTATATTTAACTCTTTTCTTGCAGCTTTTACATCCTCCTCAGTACAACCTAACTTATTAGCAATCTTGTATTTACCCCATTTAAGATAACCTGGGTGTTCTTTTAGAAAATTCTGAATCTCTTGTTGAGTCATTATTATCAATTTGTTGGTTACTATTTAATTCTACTGTTAGTGTGAATAGTTTATCCTTATCCTGTATAATAGATATAGGTTTATACTCACAATCCTTGCTACTCTCCATTACATTAAGGTACTCATAGTGAAGCATGAATAGATAGACTAAATCATTGCTAACAGTTGTTTCTATCATTAGAATTTTGTTATAATTTTACCAGTTTTAATAGGATATTTCATTTTTGTTTCAGTTAACTGTATTTCTCTTTTTACTTTTGCATAATAAAACTGGTATTATTCCCACAGAATATTAATCTTTTCTTCTAATGTTAATTCTTTATTCATTATTCCTTCTCTACTAGTTTAAATACAATCTCATTAGTATCAGTAAGAATCTTCTCACCAAACTTATCCTTACCTAGTAATTCCTTCTTCCTTAAATCCATTGTAATATTATAGAAGCTATCAGGAGATATTCCTATAATAGCAGATACCTTCTTCCTATTATCCTTGTGAAATATCATCATCTCCCTCTGTTCCAATGGTAGATGAGCATACTCAGCATTTAGCCTATATAGTGCAGCTAGAACATCTAACTCTCTACTTCTTAGCTTATTCCAAGGAGGAATAATACTCATTATGGCTAGTATGCTTCTAAACTTTTTATCCTTTGTAGTATTTAATCTTATTTCCATATTCCTTTTCTTTGCCTTTACAAATATCTGTAAAATAAATTACATTTCCAAATTATTCTTCTAAAAAATTAAACCTCTCCTAAGAGAGGCTTAATCCTTTGCTTCTGTCTTTAATTACTTCTCTAACTCCTTTATTTCTTTTTCAGCATAAGCTATTGCTTCAATTAGTTTAGCCTTGATTTCTTTAAGGGTTTCAACATCTTTTTTATTCTGTTCTAAATCCTCTTTAAATCTCTCAATATCAGCTTTAAGTTGCTTAATTTTCCAATCCTTCTTCTCAACTAGTTCATATCTATCCGAATTTAAAGGAAATATTGCTTCCCAACCATCCTTTTTAAAATGAACTCCGTCAAAATCAACATAATAAATTAC